GATCTTAGCTCGTTTTTCAGCGGTATCCGCTGCTGCAAGCTCGTCTATAATGCGTTTTCTGTCAGCAGGGGTAACGGCACNTNGCATACGATCTTCATTTACCGTTTGTAGATAACCAGGAACGGCCCAGAACCTTCCTTCCCGTCGCGCATCGCTGGCCTTCACCTCATCTTTCATCCGATCTGCATGACCAATAGGCGGAACACCCCCACCTTGGCGGAACCATGTTCGAGCAATATCTAATTCTTCATCAGTTAGTGCATCAACCATAGCATTATATTCACTCAAATTACGAGGACGGGCCCTCATCAATGATGATAATATCTGACCTCTCCTCGTTGCCGCGTCTGGTGCTGCTTGTTGTGCTTGTTGAGCTGGTTGTGCTGCTTGTGCTGCTTGTTGAGCTGGTTGTGCTGCTGTGCTCAAGCCGGAAAATTGGGTTTGTGCTCCTGGTTGAGCTGGTTGCATCTGAGCTAATTGAGGATAAGTTTGATTTATTCGAGTAAGCATTGGTTGCAACTGAGGAATAGGATTAGATACTCCTATTAATTGTTGATACAGCTGCATAGCATTATTTTGCTGTTCATCATTTAAACTATCCCATGCGCGGGGTTCCATAGATGCGCCTGTAATATCATCAAACCTATTAATAAGAACTCTTTGATTGCGGGCATCCATAGGCGCTTTTTGTTGCAACGGGACATTAGGTTGTCCCTGTGCTGCTTGTTGTTGAGCTTGTTGAGCTTGTTGTGCTGCTGGTCTTACTGGATTTCCAGTTCTTGGGTCCACTTCCTGCTTTCCATCATTTGCGGCTGCTACGCGGTCTCTATCAGTTGCTGCGCGCCTTGCTTTATCTATATTAGCACTATTTTTTTGTACTAAATCGTCTATTCGTGTTTTATATGCCGCATCTGTTTCAAAAAAACCTTTTGGGTTATCTTTTCTTATCAGATCAGCAAGGGTCCCTCGTGCTCCTGGTTGTGCGACTTGCCTATCATTAAACTCTTTATTTATCTTTCTCTTAGCTTCTGCTTCTGCGTCGTTAATACGTTGTTCGTAATCTGGGTCATTTGGTCCACCGAGCCCGCCTTCTGGTATTCCTGGTCGTGAGGCTGCTGGCTGAGCTGGGTCTGTATTAGCCAATGTATCTTGTACCGATCCAGGTACCGGTACAGGCGTTCCTGGTCGTGATGCTGGTGGCGTTCCTGGTCGTGATGCTTGTTGAGCTTGTTGTGCTGCAGCAACTTGTGCTTGCTGAACGGCCGGACGCATTTTTTCATCAATTTCTGATTGAGTTAATCTCCATATTACGTCTCTTCCTGCAGAACGGCCAGGAAGCCCCGAAACGTCGTACCATGCAGCGACTAAAGCAGGATGAGTTCCTTCGCCAAAGGAATTATAACGATCGCCTAATACCGTTAATAATCTTTGATTTTCAGTCCATATTTTTTGTCGTTCCTTAATTCCAGTTCTGACTAATGGCATTCTATTCTCCTAATTTTTTATGTATTCGAGTACTACAGAACAGACAGTATAATTGGTACGGTTGCTACCCGTCGTGATACTAACATCGGTTGCAGTTACAAACAACTCAACAGCATTAACAAGTACTGGCGAAGCGTATGGTAGCGGCAATTGCGTTAGTCCTATTTGATCAGAAGCAGTTCCGTAAATGCGTGTGAAAGCATACCCGCTTTTAACAGGTATATTATGAGCTACGGTCTTAGTTGCCGTATTCGGAAGAACACCAAAGTTAACGACCTTCCTATACACTTGCCTAAATTGAGGCTTTGTTGCAGTTGCTGAAGTGAGTAATGGATTAGGAAACCAGAGCTGTCCATTAACAAACTCAAGCGTATCGTAATAGGCGCTGTCTTTAAGGTTAAGCGCTATACAGATAGTGTTTATGTTTTGATATAAGCGCACTAACAGTTCTTTAAACTCAGGACTGTTTACATCAACCTGAGACAGTTGGGTTACGTCAAAGATAAACGTACTTGGTACGTATAGCCCATACTCGCTAGGATTTGCCATATTACCCTAATCTTGAGTTAGTTGGTTTAGTAACCAGTACAATAGAGTTCATTTCAAAATCACCTAAGACAATGTCAGGATTAATTGCCTGATCGGGTGTCCAGGACATTTCTATTTGTATAAACTCACCCTGAGTCTGGAAATAAACAGGATGCCACAAAGTTTCTTGCTGCACTTCAAGGTTGTTATAAGCAAAACACTCAAGCACTCCTGTGCCCAGTATACTTCCCGCAGTTTGTCCTGCAGCAACCATGCTTAACAAGGATGAGGATGGGGCGTAATCCACGGTAATCTCTGTTGATGGCGTATTTTGCACGGCAAAGTCTATTCGCTGTATAAAGCATCCTTGTCCGCGTGACAAATAAGGGTTCCATTGCTTAGATACAATATCTAGTATTGATACACGAGTTACTGTTGCTCCACCTACATACGGACCTGTATAGGTAAGGGGCAGCACTATGCGTATCGTATTGGCGTCAACTATTTGATTGACCTGTAAAATAGTACCGTTCAGAGTTATGTCACTCGGTGCAAGAAAGTTTTCAAACAGGAGATAGTCACCTATAGCGAAAGTATGGTCTATTATGGTGAGCACTAAGAATCCACCGGCTACAGTGATGTTAGTTACCTGTGTTACTGCTGCATTACGGCCTATGTTAGTAGCTACAATAAATACATACCCTTGTTGATTGCCCGCTATGATCTGACGGAACCTTGACTGTAACGGCCCGGTCCCGGAAGCTGTTCCTTGTTGTTGCTCAAAATAACCAAATGCGGTTATACAATCATCATTAAATGCCCAGGTATCATTACGATAGTTGTAGAGTAAGACTTTGTTTGGGAATGACTCTACTGCGTTCTGCTGTGAGTCGGGGAAGGTCCAGTACACTACTTCTTTATAGTAATCACGGATACCGGCCACTCTCTTTACCCCCTCTTCTCTGTTTCGTATTTCAAATACTTCATCGGGGATTTTGCTGTCTATGCGTTCTACGTTTGCACCGTTACACGCATGCACTCCAACGTTACTCATAGTAAGTATTTGCTTATCAAAGGGCACTGAAGAGAGAAGCGATTCTGACCCAAGCTCGGTGTTTATTTTTTGCCATACAAAGGGGAGCACTTGGTTACCGGTATAAGCGAGCTCCCAGGTTGACTCCTCAAAGAATACGATAAGACGATCTTTTATAAACTGTGCTGACACGATGGTCTCTGTAGTAGGTGCATCGAGAAATCCTGCACCACTTGCTACGTTACCTAAAAAGTCTATTTGATTAGGCTCGTACCATGCAGTTACTGAAAATGGTGACCCGTTATGTGAATAACGAGCTCTATTTACATACTGCCTGTTTACACCCAGACCTCCTGCATTAGTATTCTCTATGGTATTTAACAGCACAAGTCGATCTTTAAAGTTCATTATAATCCGTGCTGTTTGCACAAAAGGACCTGCATAAGGTCCAGCACCAGCAGGCATAAAGTAAAAGCCATTAGCGTTACCTGCGAGGCCTGTGTGCGGTATCCAGTTAGTCCCATTAAATGACCAAATAGGATCATCAGTTGCAACTCCGACATTATTTGGATTTGTTACAAAATAATTAGTAACAAAGAAGTTATTTATATCATCAGTTATGCCACGCCAGTTTATTACCCAAAAGAAATCACTGTTACCGCCATGCCATGCGACGGGGATAACCCCTGCTGTTGTAGCTGATCGTGTCCATGAGCCAGCGGTAAATACATAGGCAAATCCAGTGTCCCATGCATATGACGGCTCATCGTTTATAGTAGGTATCTCAAATTGTGCAAGACCCATAACCGGTTTTGCTGGATAGAAGAACACATCAGTATTTATAGTTGCACCGGCAAAGCTATATGCACCGGTGGCTAGGTTATAGGTTCGCGTAGCGGCTGGAACTACTGCAGTACTGTTCATTTGATTAGCACCGGCAAGAGGATTTACTACCGTAAATATTTCAGCACCTATAGAGAACTGTTGTCCTACTTTAAAGCCCGAGCCTCCTAAAGTTGCACCGACGTCACCAGCAAGTACACCCGCAGCATTGGTAGTGCCAATGTTAACTCTTAGTCGTGAGAATAAAGGAGCCATCTGGTCGGATGGAGCTCCATAACCCATATGCACGCCACCAAATCGTTTAATAACACTACCACGCCATACATAGGCATTATTAAGAGTAGTAAATGCATCCTCCATAACCTGAAACTTCTGAGTGTTCTTCTGTAACCCAGTATTAAATGATTGTATTAGAAAACGATCGTATGGCATCTTAAACTCCTAATTGTATTATTAAAAGAAACCACTACCGCTTTGAAAGTCGCTGCCACCATTTTGCATATTTTCAGCATATATAGTAGCCGCTCTTTGGTTTGTAAGCTGAACGATTGTGCGCCTCAAGCATAAAGCTTCTTGGTTTTTAAGTTCAGGCATGATTAATAAGAGGGTATCCATATCCATTCTGTCTTCCAGCACTTTTTTAGCAGCGAGGTAGGCTATGAACTGCCAATATTCTTCGAGTTCAGGGCTTTGACCTGCGGTGAGCAATGCGGTTGGTCGTTGGAATACTTCAAAGTTTATACGATACGGCTGATCGGGTACTGGGCGTATTGTAAATTGGTTACTAAAGTAGAGCATTGACTGAGGCATTGAACGTTGCGTTGGAATAGTTTGACTGTTTATAGCCACACCTATCCCGGGGGCAGCGGGGAAGGTAATACTGAATACGCCTGTTAAATAATTGATAGTATTGTTAGCAAGAACAACAGTCGGAGGAGTCGCTTTTGCAGCAGCATAGGCTCCTGAATTAACATCATAAAGGTTTCCTATGAGAGTTGGGTTACCAATGGCATCTATAACTGGTACATCGGCAAGTGCTAAGCCTGCGCCTTGTACTCCTACTGAGGACATCAGTACGTTGTTTTGTATTAATGCATAGTTTTGAGTAAGTCCTGGTGGCACGACTTGAGCTAGGCTATTTACTACACCGGTATATGCAACAGTAACTCCATTACCTTGTGTACCAATAGACGCTAATGCATTTATTCGGGGATACATACCATAAAAGTGTTGCTGCGACTGTGTATATAACAATTGCCGTCCGGCACAGTAAACGGGTGGGTGTATAGTAAGATATTTGTTCTGGAAGTTATACAGGGGGTTAGATAACGCGCTAAGATTCGTTCCAAACGAAGCTATATCTGTTGGGTATACATCTTGTCCCGGGTTAGTAAAAAACGTGAACGTAGTACGTAAATTGAACGTCCGTAATGTTTCGGGGAAATCATACACGACTGACGTATTTACATACTCGTCTATCTCAACATCTGAGAGTTGAGCTGTAGAGGGAGAAAGAGTGAGTCTACGTACTTTCACTCGTATTGCGGCGAGTGTAGTAGATCCAGGGATCGTATTTGACGGAGCTGTTGGGTTACTCAAAGTAAGTCTCCTTTAATAGGGAAGCACGTTTTGAACGGCGGCCTTTAATAGTTCAGTTACTTCACCGATGGGCACTACACAGGCTTGTGTATTATTAGCAGTAGGAGCAACCGGAACAATAAAAGTATTAAAATTGCTGGTGTCTAAATCCATGGTGAAGGTATTTACCCCTGTCACTGTAATTGCTCCGGCAGCCTTATTTACTTGCACCATACCATTTGCTGGGTATACATAAAGGCGCACAATGGTACCAGTGAAATACTGATGATCGGGCGCGGTAGTTACCTCAACGGGGTTCCCTAGAGTGATAGCGGTTATAAGTCGCATCGCCGGTTGAAATGTGGGAAATGGTATGGGGTATGCCATTTTATATTGCCTCTACTAGTACTATTTCTGATTTTGGTTCCAGTTCTTGCTCATCAGTAAGATCCAATGATTGAAAACTGCATCTTCGGACCCAAGAAGTTATTTGCATAAACATGTTCTGACCAAACGTTTGCACTCTAGTAACTCCTGCTTCACCTTTGATGTACTCATACTGAGGATAAGCGCAGTTACTATTTAAATGTTTAGCTACGCCTAACGGGAGAGTATATACTTGGCCATCAACGAGGCTGTATTTATCTACCGGATCACCTTTGTATTTACGAAATACAAACTCTAAGCATCCACCGGATAGCTCGTGATAGCGGAATATACCTGTTACCAGCTCATTGTCTTTAGCGCGCATGTACTCTACATCTACCTTGCCATTAGGAAGCAATTTAACGCCTTTTTTGGCCTGTTTTGCAGGGGCAGCGATGTCCATCGCTACGCGTCCTGTATTAACTGTTCTTATATTTTTTGTCATGATTACTCCGTATGTAAGTGGAGAGTTATATATGGCATCTTAGACCATATACAACCCTCCATTTATTGATTAAAGACCGCCAAATGCAGATTTACCTGCTACCCAGAACATAACGTCGCCTGCTACTGAACCTGCTGGTCCTGTGACCGCTGCGGCTAGTGACAGAGCCGTTCCACCTGTACCCAAGACCATGCCAAGAAAACCGGTATTAACGGTTGCATCAGCAAGGATTCCTGATTGAGTTTCATTAATTTGATCACCAGTTGATGAATATTCACGGGGCACTTGAAGCGAAAGTACATTCGTTAAAGAAACCGCGGTGTTTTCACCAAATGGAGTCATTTCTGGCATTTGTGACCCTAAGTTGATTTGAGCAACAGTTGGGAACGTAAATGCTGTGTATGCAGTGGTATCCACATCAATAGTGAAAACAAGCTCACTCACAACGCTTACAACAGTCGCATAAGCGAAGTTATTAAGTTGTGTAGAGTTCAGCTCAATCATCCCTGACAATTTCGGGATAGATAGTCTGATTGCTTGACCTGGAGTCATTTGATGAAATACGGATGTTGTAACTTCAGCATTAACTGCTTGAGTAATATCTGTAACTACGCGGTTACGTGGATAATACAATGGATCGTAATTTACCGCTCTCCATTGTCCTGTCCCAGTAGTAATACCTGGCGCATTAGCAAGAGGACCTTTCAATACGAAACTTGTATTAGCAACCACCGTATCAATTACAAAATCGATACCGAGTACGTTACTAGCAAGAGCTGTATCACCGGCATTTAGAAATAAGCGAACTACTGATCTGTCATCAATAAGTCCCGCAGTATTTGCTGTTAAAACAACTGGTTGAACTGCGTTACTGATACCAGTAAATGCTACAGGAGCGCCTAATCTTGGCAACGCTCCAATTGATTGCCCACTCGCGTCATATAAAGTAAATCCACCGAGGGCGATAGTGTCACTATTGTCAGTCAATAATCCGTTAGTCTTATAATTCACAAAAGCGCTACCAGCTGCCATACCACGTTGCCAGTAAAAACTAGTACCACGTGCTGCTACTTGGCCCACTACACCCGTTTGGGTAAAGTTCCTTACGAACATAAAGTCAGCATTAGCAGGAATTTGAATTATTTTTGAAGGTACACCAGCTGCTACCGTAAATCGACCTTGTTGAAGAACTGTTCCGTCCATAGTATCTCCTTATGATAATGTGCAGCGTTGGTTTAGTACCCATGTGTCATTGAGAATTCGAGGTACCTGGGCCATTTTCCACCCCACTGAGCCACTGAGTGCCAAAGGGTCATTGTACATAGGTGGACGATAGATAAATGTAGAACTATAACCGTCTTGCTCGATGCACGCGTATGATTCATTAGCGGCTATGAAGATATTATAAACATCCGCTCCAAGTGCAGATGCGTTACGGGAAATAGAACCAATAGCGGATACTAAGTACCGAATGTTTTGCACTGAGCCCCATTCTGATGGCAATGCTGAGGATGGGTTTGGATAGTTTGCTTGTGGTATAAACTGAGGAATAACTTCTAAGTTAGAAGTTACGTCAGTATGCATCATCGCTATGTACGCATAACGAACCGGGCCAGTTGCAAATTTCAAATCACCTTCAATGTTGTTCATTATGGTTTCTGCGTTGTTACCAAGCAAGGTACGAATAACAGTTTGAATGTCTGTTACTGTTAACTCAGTTGGTACATCACCGTTTACTCCACCAACACAGTTCAAGAAGGTAGCAGTCGCTGCCAACATGTCACGTGTCAATTGATCTTCAGTTTGCTGTCTGTTACTTTCGGCGGTTGCTCCTGCGGTGCAGGTTCCTGCGATGCAGGTTACTGCGCTTACTGACCTATTTTACTAGGCGGGCCAACTACTTCGAATCGGCCTCAGAATCTTTCAATTCTGTTCGGACTATCACATCGCCTTGCGGCGTCTCTCCGGTTAGTCTCTCAACCTGTGAATCACTATAAAGGGCAAAAAATGAATCTGAATAGTCTTCTTCAATATCGTAAAAATAAAGTTCTGCGTACTCTGAACACTCTTCAAGCGATTCAGCCATTGGATCTTGGACAGGCACATAAAATGCAGAAACAATTACACATACGACTAAAAAATTCATCTTTTTCCTTTTATAATAACACTTGGTCCTTGTTGTCTTCAGCATTACCTGGTCAGATGTCCAAGTCAATTAGGAAAGATTTTAAATGCGCCAATTTAACGCATTGAAACGCCTAAGCGTTTTGCAGCTTCATTCAATACAGGGTCTTGATTTTGTAAAGTAACCTGCTCGTTGATAGTTACATAGGTACCGTAAAACCCAATTTTAGCGTCTATGTCCACTGCGGTTAAGTTTTGCGGAGGCGGCGTCATGCCAGAGTTACCCAAAGGTACCATAGCTGTGTTTAATGGATTGTAACGTCTCATACGGAGAGTATTACCACCGTTTCTTGGCATGGTTTTTTTAACAGCCGCAATACGATGAATCATATTCGGCGTTGGAACCGCTAACAACTTATAACTAAAAGTTTGCTGTACGGGCGACGGCAAAATTGATGTAGTAGTGATTGCCATAGGTACTCCATAGCAAAGAGATATAGAAGATATGTTAAAGCTAGGCGAGTGCTTGATTGTACGCCTGGATGCAGGTGACGAGCTCTGCGTAACGTCGAATGGTGCTTCGCCACTGGTGCTTCACCAATGGTCATAAGGGAGAACGACTTCCCGATACATTCTAAAGTAGGATACTACGATGCTCAAAAAAAAAGCAATGTTTGCACACTGCTTTAGGTGTTTGAAACAATCTTAACACTGAGTCGAGTAGTAAGTCACTATCGCACTTACAACCGACACGATTATCGTGCCTGAGCAAGTAACA